CTTTCGAGCAGCCTCGACCTTTTCAGCCTCGACCGGTGCATCTACCGGAGTCTCCTCCGGTGTATTTTCAGGGGCTGTAGTCACGGCCGCCTCGCTTTCCAAGCAATATCTCCCCGAGGACCACTAGTACGGTCCTAGCCGGTCCGTGTAAGGGCCAACCTGAGCAGGATGAGTAGGAAAGTGGAGCAGACTTTCCCGGGCCGTACGGGGGCTACTGAGCCTCGGTTACATAGCCCGTACATTAAGGGCCCTAATCGTGGCGATGAGGTAGCTGAGTTAGCTGAGAGTATCGGGCTACCGCTTTTACCTTGGCAAGATTTTGTAATCCGTGACATGACCTCTATAGACGAGGCCGGGATGTTTATACGTAAAACTAATCTCGTACTTTGTGCACGGCAACAGGGTAAAACGCATCTCGCTCGTATGATGATGCTCGCGCACCTGTATTTATTCGACTCTAAAAACGTAATTATTATGAGCTCTAATAGATCGATGGCCTTGGACACCTTTAGGCAAGTGGCCTACGCGATAGAGGGGTCTAGCGAGCTTAGCCAAGCCGTCCGACAAATCCGGTTTGCTAACGGTACCGAAAGTATCGAGATGAAAAACGGCGCTCGCCTCGATGTTGTAGCTGCTACCCGAGACGGATCCCGCGGCCGTACGGCAGACCTGTTATATATCGATGAGGTACGTGAGATCTCGGAGGAAGGCTTTAGAGCTGCAACCCCTACTACCCGCGCACGAGCTAACGCGCAAACACTTTTAACCTCAAATGCCGGTGATAGTTTTTCCACGGTGCTCAACGATCTAGTCGAGAGGGCAAAATCCTTTCCGCCTAAAACCTTTGGTTACTATGAATATAGCGCTCCGCCTTTTGCCAAGATCACCGATCGCGATGCGTGGGCCATGGCAAACCCGGCGCTCGGGTACACCGTTACTGAGGCCGCACTCGAGGAAGCCGTAGCTACTCAACCGGTCGAGACGACTAAGACCGAGATGTTATGTCAATGGATCAGCTCCACGGCTAGCCCTTGGCCACATATGGCCGTAGAGGATGCAAGCGATATAACCCTCAATATGTCACCGGGACCTCTTACTATTTTCGCCTTTGACGTGGCACCGTCGCGGCGCGATGGATCTTTAGTTATGGGCCAAGTCCTACCGGACGGCCGTATCGGCGTAGCGGTGCTCGAGGTGTTTCACTCGGACGTATCTATCGATGAGCTCTTTATGGCCGACCATATTGCCAAGTGGTGTAAAGAGTATTACCCGCGCACGGTTTGTTATGACAAGTACACGACGGCCACAATAGCCAAACGCCTCGAAATTAACGGCATAAATATCACCGACATATCAGGGCAAAAGGGGTACCAAGCCTCAGGGGACCTCTACGAAAGCCTAGCTAATAAAAGACTCGTGCACTCGGGGCAAGATTTACTCGTATCCCATTTTGCGAATTGCGCGGCAAAAGAGTCCGATAGCTCGTGGCGTATCGTGAGACGTAAATCCGCAGGACCGGTCGATATTGCAATCGGCGTAAGTATGATCGTACATATCCTCAATCAACCTATGAGCGAGGCTAAGATTTATATGTAGACACGCCGGCTAAAACCTGATTTTATGCTTGACATTTTGGGAAAATCGCTCCATGGGATTACTCCAAACTCTAGGTTTTAAGTCAGCTGAAAAGCCGGCTATCGAGGCTCAGTACGCACCCGCCGTAATGGATACTACTTACGGCTACGGATCATTTAATACTAATAGCGCTTTTGGTTATAACGGTATCGGTATCGATCGTAATTTTGCTTTACAGGTAGCAAGCGTAGCTCGATGCCGTAATTTAATCGCCGGTGTTATCTCATCGATCGATTTATCACTATATAAAAAATCTACCGGCGAAAAGTTAGGCTCACCTATTTGGTTAGAGCAACCGGATATCCGCCAACCTCGCAGCGTAACTATTAGCGCAACCGTAGACTCTTTAATCTTTTACTCTGTTGCATATTGGCGCGTTACATCTTTGTACGCCGACGACGGACGGCCTAGCGGCTTTGAGTGGGTAGCTAATAATCGCGTTACATACACCACTAATAAATACGGTACCGAAGTACAAGATTATTTTGTCGATGGTGAGTTAGTACCTATGGGAGGTATCGGCTCGCTCGTTACTTTTCAATCGCTGCTACCTGGTGTATTGCAGAGTGCTAGTACAACTATCCGCGCAGCTTATGACATACAAAAAGCAAGTGCGGTAAGTGCTGCTACACCTATGGCGACTACAGTATTAAAAAATAACGGAGCAGATTTACCGGAGTCTCAGATCCAAGGGATCCTCGCAGGATGGAAAGCCGCTCGCCAAAATCGTAGCACCGCATATTTGACCTCGACTCTTAGCGTAGAAAATATCGGCTTTAGTCCTAAGGACATGATGTATAACGAAGCATCTCAGTACTTAGCTACAGAGATCGCGCGCGCGATGAACGTACCGGCGTACATGATCTCGGCAGACATGAATAACTCTATGACATACCAAAATATTATCGACGGTCGTAAAGAGTTTGTAGCTTATTCTCTGCAACCTTATATCTCAGCTATTGAGGATCGCCTTTCGATGAATGACATAACAAACGCATCTAATCAAGTCCGCTTTGCCGTCGATGACTCTTTCCTCCGCGTAGATGCTAAGGATCGTTTAGATATCATCGAGAAAATGTTAAACCTACAGTTAATCGACGTAAACCAAGCTCGACAAATGGAGCAACTAACACCGCTAGGAGATACAAGTGCTACTAACGTTTAGCCAAGAAATCCAAGCCGCCGATACAGAGCGGCGCATCGTATCCGGACTCGTAGCACCATATGGCGAGGTCGGTTACACATCCGCGGGCCCGGTAGTTTTCGAGCGCGGATCTATTGCTATTCCGGATGCAGGAAAAATTAAATTACTATCTCAACATCAAGCCGATAAGCCGGTAGGCCGCGCTATTTCATTTAGCGACTCAACCGAGGGCGTGTACGGATCCTTTAAGTTATCTAGCAGCACTCGAGGACAAGATGCTCTAGTACTAGCTCAGGAAAACCTAGTATCCGGCTTATCCGTAGGGGTCGATGTAACGGCCTCTAAGCCTATGGGGGATTACCTGTTAGTGACGGCGGCGGTCCTCAAAGAGGTAAGCCTCGTCGAGAGTGCGGCCTTTTCTAGCGCCTCCGTAACTGATATTGCCGCAGCGCGAGCAGCGCTCGAAGCCGCGACAAGTACAAAAGAAAAAACCACGACGATTAATACGACGATCGTAGAAATCGAAACCGAAACAGAAACAGAAAGCGAGGCGGCCGTGACTACAGCCCCTGAAAATACACCGGAGGAGACTCCGGTAGATGCACCGGTCGAGGCTGAAAAGGTCGAGGCTGCTCGAAAGATTATCCGTCCATCAGTACTAGACTCTCAGCGAGTCCGTACACCGATTACATCGATGGCATCATATACAGAGCATAAGATCAAAGCTGCTCTCGGCGATGACACATCAAAGCTATACGTAACCGCAGCGGATGACTCTTTCTCTACAAACCCTGCATTTAATCCAACTCAGTACCTATCAGAGTTTGTATCAAATACTAATTTTGATACACCTATGATTAACGCTCTCAGCTCTGGCACCTTGCCAAATAGCGGAATGACTATCCAAATCCCATCACTCGTTACATCAGCGGGCGGCGGTAATGGTGTTGCACCGGTCGTAACAGTAGAGGCCGAAGCCGGAGCCGTACAAAATACAGGCATGGTTACAGAGTACCTATCAGGTACAGTTAAGAAGTACGCGGGTATGAATACGCTCTCTGTAGAATTACTAGAGCGCTCAGATCCAAACTTTTACGCTGAGCTAACTAATCAGCTGCAACGCGCTTACTCACTAGCTACAGATGCTGCAGTAATCGCAGACGTAGTAGCCGGTGGCGTACAGGGCACCGCCGTAGCTGCAACTAGCGCCGGTATTATCTCTTACGTATCTACAGAGTCAGCAAACATCTACAAGAATACAAGCTACTTTGCTAAGAATTACGTAGCGGGTCCATCACAATGGAGCCTACTAATGGGAGCTACAGACTCAACAGGTCGCCCTATTTACAATGCGAGCGCACCTATGAACTCAGGCGGCCTCTCAACACCTACATCAATCCGCGGCAACGTCCTCGGCTTGGATCTATACGTGGATCATCAGATGGTATCTACTACTATCGACGACTCAGCGTTTATCGTGGCACCGGAGGCGATGACGGTATACCGCTCACCTCAGGCATACATGAGCGTAAACGTCGTATCAAACCTACAGGTACAAGTAGCTATCTACGGCTTTATGGCAACAATCGTAAAGATGCCTAAGGGCCTAGTCCGTTACAACCTAACCTGAGATAGACCCTAGTAGTCGGGAGGGCTCTTAGCCCTTTGAGCCCTCCCGGCCTTTAACTTTGAGAGGAGCAGACCATGGCGGCTACATACGTAACCGAGCAAGAGCTACGCGATAATCTTGGCATCCAAGATTTATACTCGGATAGTGTCGTAGAGGAAGTCTGCCAAACCGCTCAAGATATCCTTAATCAGTTTTTATGGTTTGCATCCGCTCCGGTAGTAGGCACGACTCTACAAAATAACGTAGCTACCGTAATGATCGCTAACCCTGCAATATTTACTACAGGGCAGAGCGTAACCTTGAGTGGATGCGGCTCAACCTTTAACGGCACGTACACCATCACGGGCACGATGCCATGGAGCGCCGGGACTACTAATCTCATCCCGTCGATCGTTTGGAATAACTACGCGTGGAATTGGCCCGCAGGTTATAGCTTTATACAGTTTACTAAAGTAGCGGCGGACGTTAATTTTTCTCGTGTACTACCTTATGGCCAAGCAATAGGGGCAGATACAAAGAGTCAAGCCTACGCATCTACCCCGGCCGTACGTGAGGCCGCGATGATCCTCGCCGTAGACATTTGGCAAGCTCGACAAGTCTCTCAAACCGGAGGCGTATCCATCGATGGATTTAGTCCATCACCATATCGCATGGGTAATAGCATGATCGGGAAAATCCGCGGGCTCATCGCCGGATATCAAAATCCTTTAAGCATGATCGGGTAGCTCATGACCGCCGCGATTACTACTCTACGCGCCTCACTAGCTGCAGCGTTAAATAATCCAAACGTTTGGAATACGTACAGTTTTCCGCCTCCAACTATTACGGCTAACTCCGTAATCGTGTCTCCGGCAGATCCTTACATCACTCCAAGTAATAACGAGTATGTATCTATTTCGCCTATGGCAAACTTTCGCGTAATTTGTAATGTACCTATGTACGATAATCAGGGAAACCTACAAGGCATCGAGACGATGGTAGTAGCGGTAATTAACAAACTAGCGGCATCATCAATCGTAATGAATATTGGAAGCGTTAGCGCTCCAAGTGTTTTAACCGTACAGAGCGGCGACCTTTTAACGGTAGACGTAAACATCTCAATACTAAGCAGCTGGGAGTAACTAAATGCCATATACCGAGGATGATCTAAAGTTTTTGCGAAAGATCGGGCAGCTCGTAGACGAGCCTACCCCGGTTAAAGTAGCAAAAGTAAAAACCGAAACAACAACAACAACCGAAAGCGAGGAATAGGCCATGGCCATATTCTTAAGTAATGGAGTGGTCGTAACCCTTAACTCGGTCGATCTCTCAGATCACGTAACAAGCGCAACTATTAACCGTGTCTTTGAGGAGCTGGAAATCACGGCCATGGGAGATAATTCAAGGAAATTTACCCGTGGATTGGAAACATCGACGATTACTCTAGATTTTCTAAACGATACCGCTACCGGTGAAGTCCTACAGACTCTACAGGCTGCATGGGGTACAACCGTACCTATTACTCTAAAGCAAACTACCGCAGCTATCTCAGCTACAAACCCTGAATATCAGACAACAGTATTAGTTAATAACACTACAGATATTAATGGAGCAGTAGGCGATATCTCTACACAGAGCATTACGTTTACATGCAACTCACCTATCGTCGTAGATACAACCGTATAACAAACTAGAAAAGGGGCACACAATGGCACGACTCAAAATAACAAGGGCTACCGGGGAAGTTACTGAGCATCAAGTAACACCACGAATTGAGTACGCCTTTGAGCTCTACGCAAAAAAAGGTTTTCACAAAGCGTTTAGAGATGACGAGAAACAAAGCGATCTCTACTTTTTGGCTCACGAGTGCCTACGCACTAGTGGCGAAACAGTAAAACCGTTTGGCGCTGAGTTTCTTGATACTTTGGCAAAGGTCGAGGTACTAGACGACGAGCCTTTAAGCTAGGGCGGGACTCTCTAACTTATTTGATAGCGCAACTATCGATACGGTTAGGGATCCCGCCTCAAGCGGTTATCGATCTCGATGTAGAGATGTTTAAGATGTTAGTAAGAGTATTAAACGAGCAAGCGGAGGAGTCTAAAAATGTCCGTAAAACTAGACGGCGTTAAAGAGACTTTACGCGCGATGCGTAAAATAGATCCCGAGCTACTAAAAGAGATGAATAAAGAGATTAAGGGAATTATGATCCCGATACGCGATAAGGCTCGAGAGTATGCGCCTACCGCGGCTCCGGGTGGCCTTTATAACTGGGACGAGGGTAAGTACACTCGAAAGATCACGGCCCGTAACTCTGCATTTAGGACTTTTAATAACGAGGGACGTTTACGCCGTTTTCCACTTTATCAAGCTGAGGTAGTGCGTAAAGGTATTTATTACACCGCAGCGCCAAGTAAGCGTAACCGTAACGGATGGAGCTCTCAGTACATTGTAGCTAACGCCTCGGCTAGTGGATCTATCTACGAGACGGCCGGACGTAAAAATCCGGGCGGAGATCCAAAAAGTAGATCTAATAACCCCGGTGCCGGCGCTCACTTTGTTAGCCGCATGGGCCCTCTATATGGCGAAGGTAATAGCCGTGGCCGTTTAATCTTTAGAGCGTGGGCCGAAAATCAAGGCCGTGCTCAAGCTGCAGTAGTACAAGCTATACAAAATACGATAGCCGCCTTTAACCAAGGCCGTTACGACAAGGCGGCATAATGGCCAAGTTACCCGATTTATTAGTTAATGCCGTAACTACGTTTGACGGTAAAGCTTTATCTAAAGGCCAAAAGCAAATCCAAAGCTTTGAGAAAGGCGTAAAAAATCTTGCTAAAACTTTTGGTATAGCGTTTAGTGCAGCGGCTTTAGCTCAGTACGGTAAAAATGCCGTTAAGGCTTTTGCAGCCTCCGAACTCGAAGTAGCACAATTAACTACCTCCGTACGTAATTTAGGTTTAGCCTTTGCTACGCCTGAGATAAATCAATACATAGACAAGCTCGAAGCGGCTACCGGTGTAAATCGAGATCAGCTCCAACCGGCCATGATTAAGCTCTTACAGGTAACGGGCTCAGTAGCCAAGAGCCAAGAGATCCTAAATCTTGCTATGGATGTATCCGCGGGCACGGGTACCGACTTAGCTAAAACTAGTGAGATATTAAGCCAAGCATATGTAGGTAACTTTAAGGGCTTACGCTCTCTTAACCTTGGCCTTACTCAGGCAGAGCTAGCATCCTCAAACTTTGAGGAAGTACAAAAGCGCCTACAAGTCCTATTTGCCGGACAAGCAAAAGTAGCCGCCGATAGTTACGTAGGCTCGATGAATAAGCTCGCCGTAGCCTCAGAAAATGCTAGCGAAAAGATCGGTAAATCTTTAATCAATGCTCTTACCGCTTTATCCGGTGGAAAGACTATCGACGACACCATCTCCAAGATCGATACTTTAAGTACCGCTATCGCCGGGCTCATCGATGCCACGGTAGGACTTAAGGCCGGCGAGATCCTGCAACAGTATTACGGCCTCAACGCGGGCAAGATCCCCGGCGGGTTTGGTAATCGCTCACTCTCTGCCGGCAACCAAGATACACAAAAGGCAGATGCCAAGGCCCGGGCCAAGGCCGAAGCGGATGCAGCTAAGCGAGCTAAAGAATTACTAGCGCTCCAAAAGAAATCGGCCCTTGCTGAGAAAAATAAACTTTCGTTATCAAAGGCCGCGGCCGTATTTGATACTAACCGCATCTCGATCGCCGCAGCTCTACGGGCTACATATGACAAGGATACGATCCTACGCCTTGAGGCTTTACAGGCCATCGAGGAAGATAACGGCGATCTCGCTTTACGTAAGATTAGCGAGCTAGCCGCACTACAGAAAAACGCGGATCTTGCCAAGTTAGCCGGTGTTAAAGAGATTAGCGAGACAACTCTCTCAGCTCTAAACACTCAACTATTAGCAGAGCTTAAGGGCATCAACGATAGCAAGATGGCCGAGGGCGATAAAGAGCTAGCACGTGAGGAAGCCTTTAAGAAGTACAACGCCGCACTCGTAGCAGCTGGGCAACTAGCAGCAAAAGAGCAATACTCCGAGCGAGTACAGATCCAACTAACCGAGATCGCTCGCCTTGCAGCTTTAAGTAATACGACAAGCGCTCTAAAAACACAAACGCTATTGCGTGAGCAAGTAGAGCTATCGATGATCGATCGCGTGGCAAGAGCACAAAAGGCCGCGGACGATGCGCGCTTATCGGCTTTACAAACTTATATAAACGCCTTAGCCAAAGTGGGTACAGGCCCTAGCGCTAATACCCCCTCTATCCAAAAAATGACACCGTCGCAAGCCGAGGCCATATTAGCTAAAGAGCCGGTAAGTGTCCCTACTACTCTTACGCCGGATCAAATAAGAGGGCTTAATTATGCAGCTCAAGCGCAAGCCGATTACGAAAAATCCTTAAGTAAAATCTCGCTTACAAATCAAGTAGCTCAAGGATCGCTAACCCAAGGCCTTGAGTCCGGTTTATCTTTAGCAGCTGCTGCAAGCGGTGCGCGTTATGCAGCTCAGGCCGCGGCGACGTATAACATAAATATCAATGCCGGCGTGATCGCTCAACAGGATGAGTTTAACGTCTTAGTCCAAGATACGATCCAACGTCTTAACCGCGGCGGAGATCCACTTACTACGGCGGGCATTTTATGACCGTCCCTACGATAAACGCACTAATTAACTTTTCTACCGGGCCATCTTTTGCTCAAGCGATGATCCTAGATACCGGCATACTCGGGACTAATATCCTTGCAGACTCCGAAGCTTTAATCGTCGATGTATCGAGTCAGGTAGACGGCGTTACCACTATGAGAGGCCGCAACGCTCAGGCGGACGTATTCCAAACGGGTACTCTAACTTTGCGTATCGTCGATCAAAATGGCGACTTTAACCCTCAAAATCCCGCCGGACCTTATTACGGATTACTTACACCTCTACGTAAGGTACAGATTACGGGTACATACGAGGGCACCGAGTACCCTATGTTTAGCGGCTTTATTACTAGCTATACAACTACTACGCCTAAAATGGCCACGGATGTAGTTTATACAACGATTACCGCCGTCGATGCTTTTAGACTTTTCCAAAATAGCCAAATCTCTACGGTGACACTAGCTGAAGCCGGCGACCTACCGGGCGAGCGCGTAAACGCTATCCTCGACGAGATCGCTTGGCCTCCATCTATGCGAGAGATACAGTACGGAGACACCATTTTCCAAGCCGACCCCGGCACGCCTCGCACGGCTCTAGCTGCACTACAAACGGCCACGATCTCAGAGTACGGCGCTTTATATATCAATGCTCGAGGATCCGTAGAGCTGCACGATCGGGCCTTTTGTATTGAGTCGCAAGCCTTTCCGGTAACTCGCTTTAATGACGACGGTACCGATATCAATTACTTTAATGCCGTTTGGCGTTTGGATGATACTCAGGTTTATAACTCCGCCTCGATTACCAAAATCGGCGGTACGGCTCAACTAGCTCAAGATCAAGACTCCATCGATGAGTATTTTATCCACTCATATAACCAACAAAATCTAGTAATGGATACGGACCAAGCCGCGCTCGATTATGCCCGGGCCTATGTAGCAAGCCGTAAAGATACACAAACTCGATGCGATGCCGTAGAGCTTGATCTTTACATGGATGATTATAACGATGGCATCCTTGCCGCTCTAGGTTTAGATTTTTTTGATCCGGTAGAGATTACGACTAATCAACCTGGTAACTCGACCCTCCAACAGACTCTCCAAGTGTTTGGCGTTATTCACCGCGTTACGCCTAACTCATGGAAAACGACATTTACAACACTAGAGCCGATTATCGACGGCTTTATATTAGACTCATCACTATACGGAGTGCTCGATACCTCCGTGTTAGCGTACTAAGGAGCAAGAGATGGCAGCTGGTCAAGGTTTTAAGACCTTTACAACAGGTGAGGTATTAACCGCCGGTGACGTAAACGGCTACCTCATGCAGGGCATTAACGTATTTACAAACGCTACGGCTCGAGATGCGGCTATCACCGCACCGGCCGAGGGGCAGTTTGCATTTACAAAAGATAATAACTCTTTATGGTATTACGACGGTGCAGCTTGGGTAGCCTCAGGCGCTACCGGTGACATTGAGGGAGTTACGGCCGGAGTGGGTATTAGCGGCGGCGGTACATCCGGCACCGTAACAGTTACTAACTCAATGGCCACGGCTATTGATGCTAAAGGTGATCTAGTACCCGGGACAGGTGCGGACACTTTTGCACGTCTAGCCGTTGGTGCTAATAACACCGTACTCACAGCTGACTCAACAACGGCTACGGGCTTAAAATGGGCAGCTGCTGCAAGCGGTACTAAAATTGGACAGGTAGCACAAACATTTTTGGCTACCACATTTTCCACATCGTCATCAACATTTACCGATTTAACGGGTTTAAGCGTAAGCATTACACCAACCGCAACGACATCTAAAATTCTTGTTTTGGTATCCATTACTCAAAGCACATCAACAGGTACTGCTGGCAATACTTTTTTACAACTTGTCAGAGATACAACAGCAATCGGAAACTCAACAGGTTTGACACAAAACTCATTTTCTGCGGTGGCTGGTGCTATGTTGCCAACATCAGGATCAGGACAAACAGGCACAATTTACTTGGATAGTCCGTCTACAACATCAGCCACGACTTACAAGATCCAAATGCGAAATGACGGCGGATACACAGCTTATATTAATCGCAGAGGTGCTGACACTAACAGCGGTGGAGTTTCGACAATTACAGTTATGGAAGTGGTGGCATAATGTCAGTTTATTACTCAGACATATTAACCGAAATGTACGCGGGTTGTGAGTGGTCAATGTCTAACGAGGATTATTCGACTTTGCAGTGGTTTAATAATACGCCAAAACCTACACAAAAAGAATTAGACAATAAAAAAGAGACTACGATAAAAGCAATAAATGACAAGCAATTAATTAAAGATAATGCAAAAAAAGCCGCTCAGGAAAAATTAAATGCATTAGGTTTAACAATTGATGATTTAGTAGCTTTAGGTTTCTAATGCTAACAAGTTATAACGGGTATCCGGCATCTAAAGATCCGGACGAGATCAATATAAAGTCCTACCCGGTAAAGGGTACGGATCGTAGGCTAAGGTGCGCCGAGAGTGTTGGGCCTCTCTTGGCCGCCTTTGCTGCAGAGTTTCACGAGCTGATCGAGCCTATCGATGAGGGTACCTTTGACGAGTGGGGCTACGCCTTTCGTATGGTACGAGGTACGAAGGATCGCCTATCGTGTCACTCATCCGGTACGGCTATCGATCTAAATGCGACTAAACATCCATTAGGCAAATACGACACTTTCCCGGCTGAAAAGGTACCTATGATCCGGGCCCTTGCTAAAAAATACGGGCTCAAGTGGGGCGGCGATTTTAAGAGCCGGCCGGACGATATGCACTTTGAGGTAACAGTTACACCGGCTAAAGCTAAAGAGCTCATTACTAAGTTAGGATTAAAAGATGCCAACTAGCAAACAAATAACAGTAACTACGACCCCTACCGTATTAGTCCCGGCTAATATTGCAGACCAAACCGCGCTAATACACGCTACTGATAATGCTTTATTTATCGGAGGATCCGATCTAACTACCGCTAACGGTTATGTCGTCGATCATAAAGATAAATTAACCGTACAAGTAGGCGATCACGAGGGTTTATACGGTGTCGTATCAAGCGGTACTACGGTCGTATCCGTGTTATACCAAGTCAATTAAAGGGCATTACAGGAGCTATCAAATGAAAGAGCAAGCAATAGCAGCGGCAAAATCGTACGGACGTGCAGCTTTGGCATCCGTAGCGGCTTTGTATATGTCCGGTATCTCGGATCCTAAAGTATTAGCTAACGCGTTTATCGCTGGGCTAATCGGACCATTACTAAAGGCTTTGCAACCGTCGGAGAAGCAATTAGGCGTAGGCGCTAAGTAATGGAGCAAGCTCAGCTCGTAGTCGGTATAGCTTTGGGGAGCTTTACTATTTTGGGGCTGGGAGCTGGGCTTATCCGACACTTTGTAAAGTTTTATTTAGCCGAGTTAAAGCCGGACGGCAACGGCGGGCACAACCTAGCCGGGCGAGTTGAGCGTATCGAGAAACGGGTAGACCGTATCTACGAGCTATTAATTGAGGATCGACTAGCCAAGTAGCGACACGCCAAAAGGCTATACGCTTTGTATTCTGACATTTAGCCCTCATACTGATACTACAAACGCTGAGAGGGCTACTCGGTTGAGTTGCTTGATCGGCCTTAACAAAGGGCTAAGTAAATGAATAGTTTAGATATATTGATAGGGCTTTTTGCCGTGGGCATGGGCTTTATGTTTATGGTTATCGGATACTCGATCGGATGGCGACAAGGCCACGGCGAGGGCTTTGTACGTGGTCGCGCTATTGCTCACGCGCTACGCGATAAGGAGCTCATCTAATGGGATTTTTAGATAACTACGAGGACGTAAACGCCCGTATTAAACGTTTCCGGTCTGAGTTTCCGTCCGGTAGATTGATCGCTTACATCGAGGATATCGATATCATCAAGGGCACGATCCTCGTTAAAGCTGAGGCATACCGAGAGTACGAGGACACAGTACCGAGCGCCGTCGATTACGCTTTTGGTAACGTCTCAACCTATCCAAACAATATGAAAAAATGGTTTATAGAGGACACAATTACCTCAGCTTATGGACGGTGTATCGGGCTACTAACGCCTAGCCTTGAGCATAACGCCCGGCCTACAGTACAAGATATGCAAAAGGTCGAGACACTACCGGCAGACTCTGACCCGTGGAGCACTAAGGCCTCTATCGAGGATATGGCCACAATGGCGAGCTCTATTCTCGAGATCGGTAAAAGCCTTGGCGGTGAGCTAGTGGCCGAA